TGGCAGCGGCTCTACGGCCGCCGCGAACACTGGCCGCCCGGCACCGTGCCGATGGGCGGGCTGCTGCTGACGGCCGGCGTCGACGTGCAGCGCGATCGCCTCGAGGCCTCGGTCTGGGCCTGGGGCCAGGACCGGCAGTCCTGGCTGGTCGAGCACCGCGTCCTGGCGGGGAACCCGTTCGAGGCTCAGGTCTGGGAGGAACTGCGGCTGCTGCTCGGCGAGACCTGGCGGCACGAGAGCGGGCACCGCCTGCCGGTCGCCATGGCGGCGATCGACAGCGGCGACGGCATGACGACGGCCGAGGTCTACGCCTTCGTCCGCCGCGCCGGGGCGGGGCGCGCCATCGCGGTCAAGGGCCAGGACGGGCTGCGCGCGGCGGTCGGCCAGCCGGCGGCGACGGAGGTGCGGCGGCAGGGGCGGAAGCTCGGCGGGCTCAAGGTCTGGCCGGTCGGCTCCTCCTTCCTCAAGGCCGAGACCTACGGGTGGCTGAAGCTCGCCCGGCCGACCGAGGAGAGCGGCGATCCGTTCCCCGCGGGCTATGTCCACCTGCCGGTGCATGCGGCAGGCGAGGAGTTCTGCCGGCAGCTCACGGCGGAGCAGCTCGTCGCGCGCGCCGGAAGGAACGGCTTCCGGCGGCTGGAATGGGTCAAGACGCGCGAGCGCAACGAGGCGCTGGACTGCCGCGTCTATGCCCGCGCCGCCGCGGCGGCGCTCGGCATGGATGGCTGGGGGGAGGGCCGCTGGGCGCGGATGGCGGATGCGCTGTCCCTGCCGGCAGCGGCGCCCTCGGCAGACGCGGCAGCGCCGGTCACGACGACTGCCCCAGCCACGCGACCTGACCTTCGTCCCCGCGCCTGGCTCGCCCCGCGGGGCGGCTGGCTGCGCTGAGCCTGGAGACCCTCATGACCGCCCTCGTCCCGGTGCGCACCACGATCGCCGCCGGCCAGGCGCTGAGCGCGCCGGTCGCCAGCGTCGGCTACGGCGTCTGCCTGCTGCTGCTGCCCGCGGCCTGGACCGACGCCCCGCTCACCGTCCAGGGCTCGCTCGACGAGGGCGAGCCCACGGCCTGGGCCGACCTTCACGACCACCTCGGCAACGAGGTGGTGCTGAGCGTCGCCGCCGGCCGCGCGCTGACCCTGCCGCCCACCCTGCTGCTCGGCTGGCGCTGGCTCCGGCTGCGCTCCGGCCTTGCCGCGGCGCCAGTGAACCAGGCCGCCGCCCGCACCATCACCCTCGGCATCCGGGCGCTCGCATGACCGCGCTGTTCCAGCATTACCTCCCGCCCGGCCCGGCGATGCTGCCCTACGTCCCGGGGCGCTTCTACGCCTCGCAGCATGCGCGCGCCGTCGGGGCGTCTCTCGCCATGGTGGCGAACCGGCTCTACTGCGTGCCCTATGTGCTCGCCCGACCCGGCCTGTTCTCGGCCATGGCGGTGAGCGTGACCACCGGTGCCGCGGGCCTCCTGCGCATGGCGCTCGCCGCCGACAACGGCGCCGGGCGGCCGGGGGCGGTGATCGAGGAGCCGCTCGTGGACGCCGACACTGCCAACGCTGGCGCGGCAATCTGCCCCTTCGCGCAACCGCGCTGGATTTCGGCTGGCATCTGGTGGCTGCTGCTGTGCTTCTCGGGCACGCCCTCGGTGCGCGGCACCTCCACCCAGGCCTTCAGCGGGGGGAACACGCTGCTGCTCGGCTCGACCGCGGCCGATGGCGGATCGGGCGGCGGCACCGGCAGCGAGAACGGGTTCTTCGCGCCGCTGACCCATCAGGCCGCTGCGCCGATCATGCCGAACCCGCCGAGCGGCCTGTCCTATCTTGTCAACGCGGCGACGCCGCTGCCCACACTCAGGGCCGCGTGATGGACCCGGCCGTCCTCGCCTGGGCACTGGCGCAGCCCCCCGGCAGCCGCGCCGCCGCGCTCGCCGCCGTCTACACCGGCGGCACCACGCGCGTGAGCTTCGAGGGGCGCACCGTCGAGTATCGGAGCCTGGATGAGATCGGCCGGGCGCTCGCCGTGCTGCGCGGGGCGGAGAACAGCACCGCGCGGCGGCCCTCGGTGACGCTGGCCAGCTTCTCGCGGGGCCATGGCAGGTGATCGGCGGCTCGCTGTCAGCCCGCCGGTGCGATCAGCCGAACGGTGGGAAAGTAGGAACGATACCGGCGGACATCCCGGGTCAGCACCGGCCCGCGCACGGCCGCGGCTTCCAGCTGTCGCTGCGACCATTCCGCCCAATCCGCGTTGTCGGTAACGAGGTCGAGCAGCACATTGGTGTCGACGAGGGTCACCTCACTCCTCGCCGCGGGTCAGCGCCATGATCTCGTCTGTGGTCATGCCGGCGGTGGCACGGCCGCGCAGCTTGGCAAAGCGGCTCGAGGGCCGCGCCGGGGCCCCGCGCCGACCACCGGCCTTGCTCAGCACCACACGGCCATCCTCGGCGACCTCGAAGGTGACGGCGCTGCCAGGCTTGATGCCGAGGAGGTCGCGCACCTCCTTCGGGATGGTGACCTGACCCTTGGTCGTGACCGTCGTCGCCATAGGGCGCTCCTGTAATACCGCAGTTTTGTCGGGTCTTACTTAATGCCTCGCGCGGGCGGCTTCCAGTGGAGATCGCAGGATGATGGAACGCCTGCGTGCAGCTTGGCAGGTGCTTCGCGGCTACGCCGCGGCGCAGGACCACCGCGCCTCGGCCTGGACACCCTCCGGCGGCAGCGCCAACGCCGAGGTCGGCCTGGCCGCGGCGACGGTCGCGCGCCGTGCCCGCGATGCCGTGCGCAACGACCCCTATGCCGCCCGCATCGTCGATCTCTGGACCGGCAATGCGGTCGGCGCCGGGATCACCACGCGCTGGCCCGATGACGCGCATGGCCGTGCCTGGCAGCGCTGGGCGGAGAGCGCCGCCTGCGATGCCGAGGGGCGGCTCGACCTCTACGGGCTGCAGGCCCTGGTGATGCGGGCGGTGGTCGAGAGCGGCGAGTGCTTCGTCCGCTTCCTCATGGCGCCGCCATCGGTCGCCAATCCGGTCGGGCTTCGCTTGCAGGTGCTGGAAAGCGACCATCTCGACACCGCGCGCAACGGCATGGTGGCGGGCGCGCCGACCATCCAGGGCATCGCTCTCGGTGAGGCCGGCGCGCCGATCGGTTACTGGCTGTTCCCGACCCATCCGGGCGCCTGGATGCTCCAAGGGGTCCGGATGGCGAGCGAGCGCATCCCGGCGGGCGAGGTGCTGCACGTCTATCGCAAGCGCCGGCCCGGGCAGCTGCGCGACGTCTCCTGGCTCGCGCCCGTGCTGCTGCGGCTGCGCGACCTCGGCGACTACGAGGCCGCCCTGCTGATGAAGGCCAAGATCGAGGCCTGCCTGGCGGCGGTGGTCACCGAAGAAGGCGATGAGGCCCTGACCGGCGCGGCGGCCGGCCTGCTCCGTGACGCCCAGGGCCGGGCCGTCGAGAGCTTCGAGCCGGGGATGATCCTCTATCGCCGCGGCATGGGCAGCGTGGAGGTGGTGAACCCCTCGGGCGGCGGGAGCCACGCCGCCTTCGCCCGACGCGCCCTGGAGGCCGCCGCCGTCGGCGCGGGCCTGACCTACGACCAGGTCTCCGGCGACCTGACGCAGGCCAATTACTCCTCCCTCCGCGCGGGCAAGATCGAGTTCCGTCGCCTGTGCGAGCAGGTCCAGTACGGCATGCTGATCCCGATGCTGGTGCGGCCCATCGCCGAGCGCTTCCACGCCCAGGGCGCGCTGCTGGGGCTGTGGGGCGCGGAGATGCCCGACGGCGTCAGCCATGTCCCGCCGGCGCACGAGATGATCGACCCGCTCAAGGACACCACCGCCCTGATCGCCCAGGTGCGGGCCGGCTTCGTGTCGCAGCCGGAGGCGGTGGGCGCCTTCGGCTACGACTTCCGGGCGGCGGTGGAGATGATCCGCGAGGCGAATGCGCTGCTCGATGACGCCGGCATCTCGCTCGACACCGATCCGCGCCGGGTCGCCAAGTCCGGCACCGCCCAGGACGCCGCGCAGATGGCCGCCGTCGAGATCGCCGCGACCGGCGCGGCGGCTCCTCTGCGCCAGGCGGCTGCGAGCCAGGTGGAGCTCGGCTGAGCGTCGCCTGTCCACAGATCGTCCCAGGCTTCTCCCCCAGGGATATTCACATGACCGAAACCACCGAGCCGGGCGGCAGTGATGCCGCGCCGGAGCCTGCTGTTGCGCCGATGGCCGGGGACATTCCCCTGGTCGCGCAGCGCGCCATCACCGCGCCCGCCACCGTGGATCGTGCCGCCCGCACCGTCGAGGTGGTGTGGAGCACGGGCGCGCGGGCCCGCAACTTCGTCCCCGCCCTCGGCCTGATCACCGAGGAGCTGGAGATGTCCCCGAACGCGGTGCGCATGGAGGCGCTCCGCTCCGGCCAGGCCCCAGTGCTGAACACCCACCGCCGCGGCGATGCCCGCGATGTGCTCGGCCGCGTCACTGCCGCCCGTCTCGAGCGCGGCCGCGGCTATGCCACGCTGCAGTTCAGCGCCGCGGCCGATGTCGAGCCGGTCTGGCAGCGCATCGCCGACGGCACGCTGCGGGCGGTGAGCGTCGGCTATCGCGTGCACCGCTACGAGCCGCGCGCCGACCCCGCCACCGGCGAGACCATCCACCGCGCGGTGGACTGGGAACCCTTCGAGATCTCCGTCGTGCCGGTCCCGGTGGATCGGGATGCGGCGGTGCGTGGCGAGGCGCCGCAGGGCGCGCCCGCCATCGCGATCGAACCCGCCCTGCCCGACGAGGACACCACCATGCCCGAGACGACGCCGGACACCCCGGCTGCTGCCCTGTCGGCGCCGCCCTCCGCTGCGCCGTCCACCCCGCCCCAGGAGACCACCGTGACCGCCAGCCCCGCACCGGCCAACTCGTCCGCGCCCCCACCGGCCGTGCCGGCGCCCGATCTCGATGCCGTGCGCGCCGAGGCCCGGCGCGCCGAGCGCGAACGCATCGCCGGCATCGACGCCGCGGTCGAGGCGGCCCGCGCCCTCCTGCCGCCCGAGCGCATCGCCCCGATCCGCGCGGAGGCCATCGCGGCCGGCTGGACCGGCGACCAGGCCCGCCGCGCCCTGTTCGACGCCCTGGTGGCGCAGGGGCCCCGCCCGTCCATTCCGGCGCGCCCCGAGACCGGCCCCGGCCACGACGACCCGGCGCAGATCCTCGACGCCATGGCCGAGGCCATCGCCGCCCGCGCCATGCCCGGCTACCAGCCGCGCGGGGAGGGCCGCCATGCGGAGTTCCTGGGCTGGCGCCCGTCCGACATGATCGGCGAGCTCCTCCGCCTGCGCGGCGATCGCCAGGTCCCGCGCAACCCGACCCTGCTCGCCGAGCGCGCCTTCCACACCAGTTCCGACTTCCCGCTGCTACTGGCGGCCGCCGCCAACAAGATGCTGCTCGCCGCCTATCAGCCGGCGCAGCCGACCTACCGGCAGATCTTCCTCCGCCGCGACTTCCGCGACTTCAAGCCGCACCGACACCTGCGCATCGGCGACTTCCCGACCCTGCTGCCGCTCGCCGAGAACGGCGAGATCCAGGTCGGCACCATGTCCGAGAGCCAGGAGATCGTGCTGCTGCAGACCTTCGCGCGGCGCCTGCGCGTGACGCGGCCGATGCTGGTCAACGATGATCTTGGCGCCTTCACCGACTTCGCCGCCGCCATCGGCCGCCGCGTCGCCGAGTTCGAGAACGCGACCGCCTACAACCTGCTCAACAGCGCCAACGGCGACGGTCCGACGCTCGCCACCGGCAGCGCCGCGGTGTTCGGCACCGCTGCCGCGCGCGCCAACAAGGCCGGCACCGGCACGCCGCTCGACACCGCGACCATCGGCGCCGGCCGCGCCGCCATCATGAAGCAGCGCACGCTCGACGGCCTGCCGATCTCGATGGGCCAGACCATGCGCCTGCTGGTCGGGCCGAACCTCGAGCTCGCGGCGCGCCAGGCGACCGTGGTCGTGCAGGCGAGCGAGATCGGCAAGGCGAATGTCTTTGCCGGCTTCGTGCAGCCGGTGATCGAGCCGCTGATCGGGGCGAACCGCTGGTACCTGTTCTCCGACCCGGTCGCGGCACCGGTCTATGTCTACGGCTACCTCAACGGCGCCGAGGGACCGCAGGTCACCACCGGCCCGGTGCAGGGCGCGGACGGCGTCGAGGTCAGCGTGATCTTCGACTTCGGTGTCGGCGCCATCGACTGGCGCGGCGCCTGGTTCAACCCGGGGACCTGATCAGGCGAAGCCCAGGAACACGGCGAGGCTGCGGTTCAGCGCCAACGCCTCGTCGTCCGAGATGCGGCCGATCACGCCTCCGACCCGATCCCGCCGGATGCTGGTGAGCTTGTCCACCATCACCCAGCTCGGTGCCCGCAGCGCCAGGCTGTCGCTGGGCAACAGCGGCACCCGCAGCAGACCCGCATCCTTCGGCACCGAGGTCACCGGGCAGACCACGACGCTCAGCGTCTGGTCGTAGAGATCGGACTGGATCACCACCGCCGGGCGAGGCTTGCCCGCATAGTCACCACCGTCACGGTCGGCGACGAGAACGACATCACCGCGGCGCATCGTAGTCGGGGACGTCGCTGTCATCCTCCGGCCAGGCGGAATTGCGCTCGATGAACCCCATCACATCGTCGAATTCCGCGCGGTCGGCGTCGACCAGCCGCGACTGACGGCGCGCCTCCTCGGCGAAGCCGGGAGCGCGGGTATCCGGCACCCAGATCTGGATCGGTCGCAGCCCGCGCCGGCGCAGCGCGGCACGATGGGCGGCGACCCGCTTGCGGACTTCGGAGCCGGGCATCGGTACCTCCAACACCGGGTTACATGTAACGCGCGACTGGCCGGACTTCAAGCCGCGCCGCGCCTCCACCCACCGCAGGAGACCCATCCATGCGCAACTGCCTCCGTCCCGACGCCCGTTCCATCCCGATGGTGGTGCCCTACGCCGGTGGCATCCTCGCCGGTCAGGGCCTGCTGGTCGGCGCCTTCTTCGGGGTGGCGGCCTCCGACGCCGCGCAGAACGAAACCGTCGAATGCGAGACCCGCGGCGAGTTCGAGCTGCCGAAGGACCCCGCCCAGGCCATCTCTGCCGGAGCGCGGCTGTTCTGGGACGACACCAACCGCCGCATCACCACCACCGCGACCGGCAACGTCCAGGTCGGTATCGCGACCATAGCAGCCGCGGCATCGGACGCCACGGTGCGGGTGATGCTCGCCCGCGTGCCGGCCGCAGGGGCGTGATGCCACGGCCCGATCGCTTCGCCGCCTGCTTGGCCGAGGTGCGGCGCCACGAGGGCGGCTACGTCGACCACACCCAGGATCCCGGCGGCTGCACCAACCGGGGCATAACCCGCCGCACCCTGGAAGGCTGGCGACGTCAGCCGGTGACCTGCGAGCATGTGCGCTCGCTGACCGAGGCCGAGGCGCGCGCCATCTACCGCGCGCACTATTGGAACGCCGTGCATGGCGACGAGCTGCCGGCCGGGATCGACCTGGCCGTGTTCGACGCCGCGGTGCACAGCGGGCGGCGTCGCGCGGCCCTCTGGTTGCAGGGGGCGCTTGGCCTCACGCCCGATGGTGTGATCGGCCCGCAGACGCTGCGGGCTGTGCGCCGGGCGCAAGACCGCGCCGATGTCATCGCCCGCCTCTGCAGTCTCCGGTTGGCATTCCTGGAAACCCTGCCGCACTGGCCCGCCTTCCGGCGCGGCTGGAGCCGCCGCGTGCAGGAGGTGCGCGGCAAGGCTCTGGCCATGGTGGGGGCATCGTGAACGCCTTCGCGGAGGCGATGGCCGCGCTGGTGGCCGACCCGAACCTCGGGGTCGAAGCCCTCTACCGGCAGGGCGGCTCCGGCCCGCCAGTTGCGGTGCGCGTCCTGCGCTCCTCGCCCGATCGCGTCGGCCAAGCCTTCGGGACCGAGATCCTCGCGGCGACCGACGTCCTCTCGGTCGCCATCGCCACGCTGCCCGGTCTCGCCGCGGGCGACACATTCGAGCTGGGCCCCGACCTGCTCACCGTCACCCACGCCGAGCGCGATGCCTCCGGCACCGCCTGGCGCGTGTTCTGCCAGCGATAGGAGACGCCCATGCCGCAGAACAGCCCGAGCGTCTGGGCGATGGCGGTCGAACTCGCGATCGGCGCCGCGGCCGGTCTCGCCGGGGGCTTCGTGCGCTGGAACCACCCGGAGCGCCGGCGCTTCGGCTGGCGCCTCGCCTGGGAACTGCCCTCCGCCGCCCTGCTCGGCAGCGCCGGCTATGCGCTCGGGGGCTTCCTCGAGTTCAACGAGTACGGAAGGTTCCTCTTTGCCTTCGTGTTCGGCTATCTCGGCCAGGCGGCGCTGCACGATCTCGCGGTCGCGATCATCCGCCACCGCGCCGGCCTGCCGCGGGGCCAGGACCGGCCGTGAAGCTCACCGCCACCCTCCTCGGCGACCTGCGGCAGGTGCTCGCCACCGAGGTCCGCGCCGGTGAGCGGGCGGCCATGACGGCGATCCGCGCCGAGACCGAGCAGGTCAAGCAGGAGCTGCGGCAGCAGGTGGTGTCGGCCTTCGGGGGGAGGGGGCGCGGCATCGCCAACGCCTGGCGCGCGCGGGTCTTCCAGTCCTCGGGCCAGTCGCTGCGGCCCGCGGGGCTGGTCTGGACCAGGGCGCCCCATGTCATCGACGCCTTCGAGCGCGGCGCGCTGATCCGTGCAAGGGGCGGGCGGAAGTTCCTCGCCATCCCGACCGGCTTCACCGCGGCGCGGGGGCGCCGGGGCCGCGGCGAGAAGGGGATGCGGGTGACGCCGGCGCAGATGGTCGCCTCCGGGCAGGGCTTCCTGCGGCCCTTCAGATCGGGGCGGGGCTTCGTGTGGTGCCTGCCGCTGCAGCAGGGCGAGCAGACCGGCCGGCGCCGCCGCACCCGCCTCATTGCCGGCGGCCTCGCCGAGGTCGGCACCGGCAACCGCAAGGGCCGCTGGTGGACATCGGCGCCGCCATCACCGCCGACCGCAGCCTCGGCGGTGCGGTGGACTGGTCGCAGCCCGGCGCGCCCGAGTTCGAGGATGTCGAGGTCGAGGGCGCCGCCGCGGCCCGTGCCGGGCTGGTGCCCGTCAGCCTGTTCTTCACCGTCGCCGGCTCGCCGCTGGCCTGACGCTTCCTCCCTTCCGCTGATCCCGGCGACCCCCGATGCCCCGTGCCATCGGCGCCAATTGCCGCCTGCTCATGATCCCCGAGGCGACCTACGGTACCGCCCCCGCGGGCGACTGGCTGCGCATGCCCTTCCTCTCCTGCGACCTCGGCGCCGAGCAGCCGCTGCTCGATGCCGACGTCATCGGCGTGGGTTCCAGCCGCGATCCGGCCGCGCCCTTCCTCGACACCGTCACCGTCCAGGGCCAGGCGGTGGTGCCGGTCGACCTCGTCAACATCGGCCACTGGCTGCGCCTGCTGCTTGGGGCACCCACCACCACCGGCACCAGCCCGGACTTCGTCCATACCTTCGGCTCGGGCGCCGCGGCGCTGCCCTCGAACAGCATCGAGATCGGCTATCCCGACGTGCCGAACTACGATCTCTGCACCGGCGTGCGCGCGGATACGATGGAGATCGACTTCTCGCCGACCGGCCCCGCCACCGCGACCTTCGGGCTGATGGGCCAGGGCTCGACGCGCGGTGCCACGAGCTCGGGCGGCACGCCGACCAGCGCCGCCGCCTACACCGCCTTCCACAAGGCGCAAGGGGCGATCAGCCGCAACGGTTCCGCGCTCGCCCAGGTGACCGGGGCGCGGCTCACCTACGCCAACGGGATGGAGATGGTGCGCACCATCCGCGCCGACCGGAAGGTGGAGGGGGTGGATCCCGGCATCGCGCGCGCCACCGGCCAGATCACCGCGCGCTTCGCCGACACCACGCTGCTGACCCAGGCGCAGAACAACACGCCAGCCGAGTTCGCCTTCAGCTACACGATCGACGCCAACCGCAGCCTGACCTTCACCCTGCACGAGGTCTATCTGGCACTCGCCAAGACCCCGATCGAGGGGCCGGGAGGAGTCGAGGCGAGCTTCGAGTTCCGCGCCGCTTACAACAGCTCCGCCGGCCGCATGATGACCGTGGTGCTCCGGAACCAGCAGCAGGCGAGCGAGTATGCGTGAGACCTACTCGGTGCGCCGAATGGCGGCGACGCGGCGCTTCTGCCGCCACGCCGCGAAGGCAGCACGGATCTCAGTCATCACCCGGTCGGGCAGCGGGCCATAGGTGAACGGCCCCGTGCCGCCTTCGACGGGGCGAAGGTCCGGCCCCGGCCAGACGAAGCGGTTGTACTCGGTGACCACGACCCAGCACGGCTCCCGTTGCAGGCCGAGGCGGGCGCGGGTTTCGGCGGGAACCTCGACCGCCGCACCGGGCTCGTCCGGCGGGGTAGAGGTGATCGGCAGGACGACGACCTCACAATGGCCGTCCTCCTGGCGAACCAGGGCCACCACCGCGGCCGGACGATCCTTCGACCCTTCCTCTCGTCCAGCCGCGTGCTCGTGGCTCCAGAGGTAGGCGTAGCGGATCACGTCGCCGACAGCCGGCAGCGCCGGCGCGTCAGACCTCATGATCGAAGCGCTTGTTCTCCTCTGGCGGCCGCGCCGCGAGGATGGCGTCCACGATCTCCTGCGGCGCGTCCTCGGTGCGCACCACCTGCCGGTCGCGGCGCTTGAGGCGCTCGTATTCCTCGATCGAGATCAGCACCGTTCGTGGCCGCCCGTTGCGGGTGATGGCGACGGGCTGGGTGAGGGCCTTGTCCTGGTAAAGGCCGAAGTTCCGCTGCGCCTCGGCCGCCGGGACCTTGAGCATCGGCTCGGTCATCGCGGGGTTCCTTGGTTCCTGCAAGATACATAACCCATGGAGGGTCCTTATTCCATGCTCACCCTCGACCTCCCCACCGAGCCCTACTGGCTCGACCTGCCGCGCGGCGTGCGCGTCGAGATCCGCCCCGTGACCACCGCCGTCATGGCCGCCGCGCAGGCGGCCGCCGCGCGAAAGTTGGCCGCGATCCGTGCCGCTGGCGAGGACCTCGATCCCGACATGTCGCGCGGCTTGGCCTTCGCCTTCCTGGTCAAGGCGTTGGCTCGCCACGCCGTCACCGCCTGGGAGGGCGTGGGCGACGCCGCCGGCCAGAAGCTGCCGCTCTCGCCCGAGGCGGTGGAGCGGCTGATGGACCTCGACGACATCGCCGCCGCCTTCTGGGACCGCGCCACCGCCCCCGTCGCCGCGGTGGTCGCCGAGGGAAACGGCTGAGGGCCCGCGCCGCCTGGCACTTCGGCCGCGGGCCCGAATACTGCCGTGGCTGCGCGGCCCTCGCCCGCGACTGCGCCGAGGCCTGCCCCTACGCCGCGCACGCGCCTACCAGCCTCGAAGGGCACGCCTGCTGGGCCGCCGGCACGGCCTGTGCCGAGGCCACGATGGGCGGGCTGAGCCTGGACATGCCGGCCGCTCTCGCCGCCGCGCGCGACCTGGGCGCCATGGGTTGGGCTGCCGCCGAACTGCTGCTCGCGATCCGCGTCGGCATGGCCGAGGGCGCTGCTGCCCGCCGCGAGGGGGAGACCACCTGACATGGCCGATGCCACCCGTCGCGTCTCGGTGCGGCTCTCGCTGGACGCCGCCGCCCGGGTCAAGCAGGAGCTGCGCGAGGTCGGCGAGGCCGGCCAGCGCTCCCTCGACCAGATCAGGGGCGGCGCCGAGCGCGCCTCGCGCTCGCTCGAGCTGCTCGACCTCGCCACCCGCGGCATCCAGCTCGCCGGCCTCGCCGCTGGTGTCCGCGTCCTGGTCCAGGCCGGCGACGCGCTCACCCAGAGCCTATCCCGCCTGCAGAACGCGACCGGCTCGGTCGAACGCGCGAGCGCGGTCTACGAGGCGCTGTACCGCAACGCGCTCTCGACCGGCGTCGCCGTCGCCGAGAGCGTCGACGCCTTCCAGCGCTTTTCGATCGCGGCCCGCGAGATCGGCGCCACCTCCGACCAGGTGGTGCGCCTGGTCACCGGCCTGCAGCGCGTGGCCATCGTCTCCGGCGCCTCGGCACAGGAGATCGGCAGCGCCACGCTGCAGCTCGCCCAGGCGCTGGCCTCCGGCACGCTGCAGGGCGACGAGCTGCGCTCCGTCCTCGAGGCCATGCCGCTGCTCGCCGAGGCCCTGGCGCGCGAGCTCGGGGTCTCCGTCGGCGAGCTGCGCAGGCTCGGCTCCGAGGGCCGACTCACCGCCGACCGGGTGTTTCCGGCGCTGCTCCGCGCGAGTGAACGCCTCGGCGCGGAGCTCGACCGCGCGCCGCTCTCGCTGTCCCGCGCCTTCGGGCAACTCACGGCGGCGACCGAGACCTTCCTCGGCCAGCTCGACCGCGCCGTCGGCCTCTCCGACGCCCTCGCCCGGGCCCTCTCGACCGCCGCGCGCGCGCTGGACAGCGTGCGCCAGGGTGCCGGGCTGCGGACCGAGGCGGAGCGCCTCGCCGACCTCCGCCTCCAGGCCGAGGCGCTGTCCACACAGATCGGCCGGCTGGAGAGCGAGCAGGACGGCCGCCCCAGCCTGCGCGCGCCGCCCCGCCGCGGCAGCCTCCGTCCCGGGTTGACCGGCATCGCCGAGCAGAAGGCGGGCGTGGATGCGCGTGCGCGTCTGGAGGAGCTGCGTCGCCAATACTTCGAAATCCTCGCCGAGATCGAGGCGGCGGAGCGCGAGGCCGTGGTCCGCCGCATCGAGGAGCAGGAGCGCGCCGGCCAGCAGGCCGCCGACGCCCGCCGCCGCCGCGCGGCGCAGGAGGTGGAGGAACTCACCCGTCAGCTCGACGATCGCTTCCGGATCACCCAGCAATACGAGGAGCGCCTCCGCCGGCTGCGCGAGGCGGAGGCCGCCGGCACCATCGACGCCGCCGAGCGCCAGCGCCTCGAGGCCCTGGCCGTGCGTGAGCGCGACGAGGCGCTGCGCCGCCTCGAGGGCAGCGTCCGGCGCGTTGCCGCCGCGCAGCGCGACAACCGCGAGGCCGAGCGCGAGCTGAACGAGGTGCTGCGCGAGCGCGAGCGCCTGATCCAGCAGAACGAGAACGCTTATGAGCGCTACCAGCGGCGCCTGTCCAACCTCGGCATACTGGTGGAGCGCGCCGAGCGGCTGGGAGTCTCCATCCCTGATGAGACCATCGCCCGCGAGGCCGATGCCGCGCTGGAGGAGCTGGAGCGCGGCCAGGAGCGCGTGCAGCGCGCGACCGAACGCGCCGCCGATACCGCGCGCGAACTCGGGCTGACCTTCTCCTCCGCCTTCGAGGACGCGGTGGTTCGTGGCGCGAAGCTCTCGGAGGTGCTGAAGGGCATCGCCCAGGACATCGCCCGCATCATCGCGCGGCGGACCATCACTGAGCCCTTGGGCCATGCGCTGACCGGCGCGCTGTCGGGGTTCTCCTTCGGCAGCGTGTTCGACAGCATCGGCTCCTGGATCAGTGGCTTGTTTCGGGCGGAGGGCGGCCCGGTGACCGCCGGCCAGCCCTACATCGTCGGCGAGCGCGGGCCGGAGTGGTTCGTCCCCCGCCAGTCGGGCGTGGTGCTGCCGAACGGCGTGGCGCCGGCCGGCACCACCATCCAGCAGACCATCAACATCGACGCGCGTGGGGCCGATGCCGGCGTCGAGGCGCGGCTGCGGCTGCTCGCCGGGCAGATCGCCCGCCAGGCCTCGGCGATGACGCTGGATGCCATCCGCCGCGGCGGCGCGGCCTACGACACCGTCAGGGGGTAAGGAGGAGGGGCGCGCATGACGGAATACGCCTGGCCCGCCGAGTTGCGCCCGTCGCGGCAGGTCTTCTACCTCCAGCCGAACACGCTGCGCTTCGTCTCGCCCATCACCCGCCAGGCGCAGGTGTTGCGCCGCGAGGGGGCGCGCTGGGTGGCCGAGCTGACCTTCGATCCGCTGAACGCCCGCCTCGCCGGCGTGCTGGAGGGGCTGCTCGCGGCGCTGGCCGGCGCGGTGAACACCGTCCGCCTGCGCGACTTCCGGCGCGAGTTCCGCACCGGCGATCCCAGGAGCCAGGGCGACGTGCCGAGCGGTCCGTTCTCCTTCGACGACGCGACGATCTTCACCGACGGGACGGGGATGGTGGTGGGCTCGGGGAACCCCGCCTTCGCGGCGGGGGCACCCAGGGGCGCGCTCTCCATCGCCACCCAGGGCTGGTACCCGAACGCCGTCGCCGTCGGGGCCGGGGACTACCTCGGCATCGCCGGTCGCCTCTACATGGCAACGGAGCGCGTCGTGGCCTCCGGCACCGGCACCGCGACCATCCCGATCGCCCCGCCGCTGCGAGCCGCGGCGCCGATCGGCGAGCCGCTGGTGCTGAGCAACCCGACCGTGCCGATGCGCCTGGTCTCCGACGACGAAAGCGCCAACCCGACCCGGCCGGGCCGCTTCACCGCCATCACCGCCCGCTTCGAGGAGGCGCTGCCGTGACCACCGAGGGCGATCCCGCGGTCCGCGCGACGCCGCGTCTCACGCTGCAGGCCTCGGCCGCAGCCACCGCGCCGGTCGTCGCCCCCGTCATCCTCTGCGAACTCGACTTCGCCAGCGGCCCCTTCCGGGTGTGGACGGGCCTTGGGGGGCTCTCCTGGGCCGGCCTGACCTTCGCCGGCATCGGCGACCTCGGCGCCATGTCGGAGGTGGAGGAGACGGTGGAGCTGCGCGCCGTGCGGCTGACCCTCACCCTCTCACCCGTGCCGCAGGAGGTGATCGACATCGCTCTCGCCGAGCGCAGCTTTCGGCTGCGGCCGGCGCGGCTGTGGTTGGCGCTGCTCGATGCCGAGGGCGCCTTCGTTGCCGACCCGTTCCCGCTCTGGACCGGGCTGATGGACACCATGGAGGTAGTGGACGGCGAGGAGCCGCGCGTGGCGCTGACCTGCGAGAGCCGCCTCGTCGACCTCGAGCGCGCCGAGGTGCGGCGCTACACCGACCCGGACCAGCAGGCCGAGTACCCGGGCGACCGCTTCTTCGAATTCGTGCCCGCCCTGCAGGACGCCGAGATCCGGCTGCCGGCGCGATAGCCGATGCGCCATCCCGATTGGGTCGCCCGGCTCGCAGCCCTGCTGCGGGAGGCCGAGACGCGCGCCTTCCATCCAAGGGAGTGGAACTGCGCGATCTTCGCGCTGGCCGCGGTGGAGGCGGTGACGGGAGAGCGGCCCGCCATCCGGGTGCTGCCCGACCTGGCGGCCTCCGCCGACAGCACCGGCTTGCCGCGCGTGGCGCCGCTGCTGGCGGGCATGGGAGACGTGGCGCTCGCCCCCGACCCCGACCGCCTCGGCGTGGTGCTCGACGCGGGCCGCGTCGCCTTCGTCGGACTGCGCGGACTGCTGCGCGCGCCGATCACCCTCTGCACCCAGGCCTGGAGGATCGGCTGATGCCCGCCGCCGTCCCCCTCATCGCCGTGGTCGCGGCCGGTGCCGTCTCGGCCGCGGTTGGTGGCGGCGTCATCGGCGCCATCGTCGGCGCCGGCGCAGCCATCGGCGTCTCGCTCATCGGCGGGGCCATCTTCCCGCAGAAACGCCCGCGCAACAGCGCCCTCGGCGGCGGAAGCGGCGGCTCCACAGCGCAGGAGGCGCAGCAGCGCACCCAGTCCTTCCGCCAGCCGATCACCGAGCACCAGATCGTCCTCGGCCGCGCCAAGGTCTCGGGGCCGATCGTGTTCCTGCACTCGGCCGCCGACGACGAGGGCCGCACCGATGGCTACTTCTATTCGGTGGTGGTGCTCGCCGCGCACCGCGTGCGCGCGATCGGCGAGGTGTTCCTCGGCGACAAGTCGGAGACTGATCCTTCCTTCGCCGGGCTGGTGCGCATCGACCGCCACCTTGGCGATCCCGACCAGGCCGCGGACGCCAACCTCATCGCCGAGACCGGGGGCAAGTGGACGGCCGATCATCGCGGGCGTGGCCGGGCCTATATCGCGCTGCGGCTGAAGCTCACCGCCGAGGCCTTCCCCTCCGGCCCGCCCAATGTCTCCGCCATCGTCGAGGGCGCGGACACCATCCTCGACCCGCGCACCGGCCAGGTCGGCTGGTCCGACAACCCGGCCCTCTGCCTCGCCTGGTACCTGACCGCGCCGTTCGGCTGGAAAGCGTCCTGGGAGGACATCGACCTGCCCTCCCTGATCGCCGCCGCCAACATCTGCGACGAGATCGTCGGGCGCCGCGACGGCACCGCCGAGCGCCGCTACACCGTCAACGGCACGCTCTCCCTCGCCGAGGGCAAGATCGAGATCACCCGTAAGATCGTGGCTGCCATGGCCGGCGTGCTCGTGGTCTCGGGCGGGCGGTTCTTCATCCATGCCGGGGCCCCCGCCCTGCCGGCCGCGACCGTCACCTCGGCCGAGCTGCGCGGCAGCGTGACCGTGCAGGGCGCGCGCCCGCGGCGCGATCTCTTCAACGGGGTGCGCGCCGTCTACGTCGACCCGGCCAAGAACTGGCAGCCGACCGACGCGCCGCCGCTGCTGGCCTCCAACTACGTCGCCGAGGACGGGGGCGAGCAGATCTGGCGCGACCTCGACTTCCCGCTCACCACCTCGCCCGCCATGGTCCAGCGGCTGATGAAGATCGAGCTGGAGCGCAACCGCCGCCAGCGCGTGGTGGTGGCGGAGATGACCCTCTCCGCCCTCCGCCTGCGGCCCTGGGACGGGGTGATGGTGGCCCTCGACCGGCTGACGCTTCCCGGCGCGGGTGGTCGGCTGGCGCCTCGCGCCCGAAGGCGGGGTGGACCTGACGCTGGCCGAGGAGGATGCGGCGGTGTGGGACTGGGACCCTGCCACGGACGAGCGCGCGACCGGCGACAGCCCCTCGGTGGTCCTGCCGCAGCCGGGCGTCATCGCCGCGCCGGACAGCCTCACGGTCGAGACGCCGCAGACGGTGGCCTTCGCCATGCTCGCCATCGCCTGGTCCGCCGTGGGCTCCACCCATCTCGCCGGCTACGAGGTCGAGTTCCGCCCGGCCTCCGTCGCCCTCTGGCAGGGCTTCGCCGCGGGGGTCAGCGCCACCCACGCCACCATCCCCACCACCGAGCCCACCGCCTTCCGGCTGCGGGCGCAGGCGCGCAGCGGCGCCGTCTCCGGCTGGCGCGAGGCGCTCGTGCCGCCGCCGCCCTCCGGGCTGACCGCGACCGACCTGCCGGGGGGCATCCAGATCTCTGGCAGCCTGCCGGGCGAAGCCGCCTTCCTGCAGGTGTTCGAGGCGGAGACCAACGACCTCCTCGCCGCCGCGAACCTCCCCGCCGAGCCGACCGCGCTGCCCTGGACCCGCACCGACCTGGTTGCCGGCCAGCAGCGGTGGTTCTGGCTGCGCAGCGTCTCGCCCCAGGGGAACCTCTCCGCCTTCGCGGGCCCCGTCACCGGCAACGCTCTCTGATCGGACGCGCCATGCCCGCCCGCATCGACGACATCCTCGTCCTCGACACCGCCGTCTCCAAGACCGGCCTCGCGAAGTACCTCCGCGACCGCGAGGCGGTGCTGCCCTCCGACTTCGGGGGCCTGGGCGACGGTGTGGCCGACGACACCGCCACCATCCAGGCCGCGTTCGATCGCGCCGGGGCGGATCAGAAGTTCTGCGTCATCCCGCCCGGCACCTGGAACGTCTCGGGCACCGTGACGCTCCCCGGCCCCGCGCGCGGCCTCATCATGCAGGGCACGATCCGCTACACCGGCACCGCGCCCGCCTCGGTGCTGGTCCTCGGCGACGGCGGCACCACCCGCAACGGCGAGAAGCTCTACACCGGCCTCGACGTCATCCGCGCCAGCCAGTCCGACTGGTCCTCGGAGGCCGACATCGGCATCACGCTGCGCAACCTCGACGCCTCGCAGGTCGAGCTGCGCCGCGTCGAGGGCTTCACCATCGGCCTGCGCACCCTCGGCGACGGGCGGGGCTTCGAGGACACGACGCTCTTCCTTGGGCGCATCGTCAACAACCGCATCGGCCTCGACATCTGGTGCGCCACCGCCACCGCCTGGAACACCTCCGTCCGCTACTACGGCGGGCACTTCGCCTGCGCGACCGGGGTCAACGCCGCGCTGAACCGCTACGGCATCCGCCTCGGCAACGCCCCCGGCGCCTACACCAACCACAACCGCCACATCTTCGACGGGCCGAACTTCGAGCTCCGCCAGGCCGGCAGCAACTTCGCCATCCCCTTCCTGAACCAGACGAACGGCAGCGCCATCATCGGCCGCAACCTCCGCATGGAGGCCTGCTCGCCGATCGTCGCCCGCCACACCGCCGCAGCACAGGACCGCGAATACGACATCGCCTGGGCCAATACCTATCTCGTCGACATCCTCTACGACCCGACCGCCACGCGCTGCGGCAACGCCGTCCTCAACCGCCACCGCGCCCCGGCCTCGCGCTTCACGCGGTTCCTGGTAGGCGTGGAGAACGTCCGCGCCAGGGCCTTCCGGCAGTCGGCGACCGAGATCGGCGTCGAGGGGCTCTGCGCCATCGCGACCTCCACCACCACCGCGACGGCGCTGGCGGAGTTCTGCTTCAACGGCCTCTCCGGGCTGACGCCGACCGCCCACGCCGTGCAGCTCGTGGCCAATCGCGGCCTCGGCTGGGTGGTGGACGTGACCCAGGCGAAGGAGTTCGCCCTCGCGCACTGGCTGATGGGCGGCGCCGCCGGCGGGCGGCTCTTCGTGCGGTGCTTCGACGGCGCGGGCAACATCCGCGAGAATGTGCCGGGCGACGTGCTCGCCTCGCTCACCACCATGCTGTGGAACGCGCCGGCCAAGGGCTGGAACGCCGGCGCGCCGATGGACGACGCCAACCTCAACCGACGTATGACGCTGCGCTTTGGGCCGGGCGTGGCCTTCGCGCAGATCGGCATCATCGGCTTCGACGGCATCATCGACCTCCAGGCGCTGCGCCTCTACGGCCTGCCGGAGGGCGCCCCGGCGATCCTGAACGGCACCCCCGCCCTGCCGAACTCGGGCCAGCGCATCCTCGCCGTTGAGACGGAGGTCGATCTGCCGAACCTCGCCCCGGGCGCGGAGCACCTGTTCGACGTGACGGTGGCTGGCGCGCGGCAGGGGGATCACGTCGCCGTCTCGCTCGTCACCTCCAGCCGCTTCGTGCAGGTCGCAGGACATGTCTGGACCAACAACACCGTCCGCGTCGTCGCACGCAACGTCTCGGCCTTCAGCGTCGATCTGCCGGCAGCGACCCTCTCGGTGGAGGTGCGCAAGAGGCGCATCCCGTGAGCACCCGGCCCTTCCCGGGCGCGGGCCGAAGCGCCCTTCACCCCGCCGCCAGCCACTCCCTGAGCCGTGTCCAGCGCCCGCGGCCGGCCCGGTCCTTCACCGCGATCGCCAGCGCCCGCCTCTGTCCGACCAGCACCACCAGCCGCTTGCCGCGCGTGACCGCCGTATACAGGAGGTTCCGCCGCAACATGCTGTAGTGCTGCGTCAGTGCCGGAACGACCACCGCCGGATATTCCGAGCCCTGGCTCTTGTGGATCGTCACCGCATAGGCCGGCACCAGCGCATCCAGTTCCCCGAAGCCGTAGACGACCTCCCGCCCGTCGAAGGCCACCGTCAGCTCGCCCAGCTCCGCATCCACGGCCCGGACCAGTCCGACATCGCCGTTGAACACCTCGCGCTCGTAGTCGTTGTCGATCTGCATCACCTTGTCGCCCGGCGCGAACACCCAGCCGAAGCGCTCGACGCGCGGCGCGCCCGCAGGGTTCAGCGCCGCCTGCAGCGCCACATTGAGCGCCCGCGCCCCGGCACCCCCACGCTGCATCGGGCAGAGCACCTGCACATCGCGGATCGGGTCCAATCCAAAACGGCGCGGAATGCGCTCCCGCACCAGCTCGACGATGCGCTCCGCCGCCGTCTCCGGGTCGGGAACCTCGACGATGTGGAAGTCGCTCTCCGGGTCGCCGCGCACCACCTCGGGCATCCGCCCGGCATTGATCCGATGCGCATTGACCACGATCCGGCTCGACGCCGCCTGCCGGAAGATCTCGGTCAGCCGCACCGCGGGCACCCGCCCCGAGGCGATGATGTCCGCCAGCACCTGGCCCGGACCGACCCGAAGGAAGCTGATCCACAT